CAAGCAAAGTCTGGCGGGTTTAAAGGTTCTATGCTTGGCAAGGCGCTTGAACTTGAGATGGCGCTGGAGTCTGCGCGTGAGTTTGAAGAGCAGATTAAGATGCTTTTCTTCCAGAGCAACAAAATGGATGTGTGGGCGCGGATTACAGCCCGTGCCAAACAAATGGAAATTGACGCCGCGCATGACGCAAGGCGTAAGAAGGAAGCGGCCAAGAGGCGGCAAGCCGAAATTGAAGAGTTGATGATACTGGTGGGCGGCGGCACTGTTGCGTTTGTCTCAATTGGCGTAATTGTGTGGGTGGTCATGCAATTGATCTCAGGGCAAATGAAATGAGTGAAAAGCCCGAGACAATCATTGACAAAGTTCTCGGGTACGTTGACTCGCCGTTCAAGCTGTTTGCTGTGATCCTGATGGCAGTCTTTGCTTTTGCTGGGTTTGCTTTGTATGAAAGCCAAGACTTCATTCGTGACGCCTACAAAGAATCACAAAAGCTGCCAGAAATACGGACAGATAGAGCCGATGATGCTGCGACGATGCTCTTTAAACAGACAGGCGCCACGGTGGTGGCGATCTTTAAGGTCAACCCGCTGTTTAACTCTCGCACGTTGTACAAAGCCTATACCAAAGACGGGCGTGACAAGACCATTGAGAACATAGACGTCGGTCTATTTACCCACAACGCTTCGAACAATGCCGATGTGGTCAAGCTGATGACCAACGAAATCCCGTGCGGCGAATACCGGTACGCGCAGTCTGAAGTTGGGCTTTGGTATCTGGAAAAAGGCGTGACTTACACTTGCCGCGTCAGTGTACCGCCCGATTCGCATCGATTTGTTGGGCAAGTTACTGCGGGTTGGATGGAACAGCCAAAAAACCTTGAGCAGACCAAGTTTATGCTAGAGATCGCCAGCGCCATGCTTACAAAAAGAGGGAACTGATGACCCCAGAACTGCAAAAATATTACGAAGACCGTTTTGATCTTTTTATTCATCCTGGCTGGATTGCCATGATGGAAGATGTTGACAACATGCTCGCCGCGATGAACAATGTCTCTACCATTGCGGACGAAAAAAGTCTACAATTTCGTAAAGGCGAGATTTCCATCCTGATCTGGCTAAAAACCTTGAAAAAGGTCAGCGAAGATGCGTATGAGGATCTGACAAGTGAAAAGAATTTATGAATTTGCCTGTGTATGCGGGCAACGCACTGAGGCTTTAGTTGGTTATGAGACAACTAAGGTGCAGTGTGGGTGCGGCGACACAGCCAGCCGCATCGTAAGCGCTCCAAAGTTCAACTTGGAAGGCTGGTCTGGCTCTTTTCCATCTGCCCACGGGCGGTTTGAGCGCAGACACGTTGAGAAGTTGAATGCGGAGCGCAAAGCCAACTCATAAGCCACAGGGCCGAGTTGAATCTCCTACAACCGTTTTGGCAGGAACCTAACATGTTGATTGATCAAGAACCCGAGCCGCTAAGTGAAATTGAGGCAGTAGAGTCGAAGCCACAACTCCCTGAAAAATATCGGGATAAAAGTTTGGACGACATTATTCGGATGCACCAAGAAGCTGAAAAGCTGATTGGCAAGCAGGCCCAAGAAGTGGGTGAAGTCCGAAAACTTGCAGATGAACTTATCAAGCAAAACCTCGGTTCAAGACAATTAACTGAAAAGCAAGAGGATCCTGAAGTAGATTTTTTTGAGAATCCACAGAAGGCAGTTCAGGCAACCATAGATAAGCATCCAGACGTTCTCGCTGCGCGTCAAGCCAGCATGGACTTCAAGCGGATGCAGGTTCAGCAAAAGCTGTCGCAGGAGCACCCCGACTTTACACAGGTCGTGGGTGATTCAGAGTTCCAGAACTGGGTGAAATCTTCATCCGTGCGTCTGGCGCTTTACGCGAAAGCAGATGCTGAGTTTGACTATGACTCTGCCAATGAACTGTTGTCCACTTTTAAGCAATTGCGCGGTGTTAAAGCCCAGCAGGCAGAGCGAACAAGCGACGCCACACGGGTCAAGAACATGAAAGCGGCGCAAGTTGATGTAGGTGGCTCTGGCGAGAGTTCCAAAAGAGTCTACCGGCGGGCTGACCTCATTCGGCTGAAAATGACAGATCCAGCAAGGTACGAGAGTCTCAGTGATGAGATCATGCAAGCGTATTCTGAAGGACGAGTCCGGTAATAACTTTTTTCTGGAGATTTAACATGGCAAACACCGCCTTTTCCCCTACCAATTCGGTAACCACCACCTCTGCGGCCAATTTCATCCCCGAAATTTGGAGTGATGAGATTGTTGCTGCCTATAAGAAGAACCTCGTCCTGGCCAATGTGGTCAAGAAAATGTCCTTCCGTGGCAAAAAGGGTGATACCGTTAACATCCCGTCGCCTGCCCGTGGCAACGCTTCGGCCAAAGCTGCTACTGATGCCGTTACTCTGATTGCAGAGAGCGACACCAACATTCAGGTGCTGATCAACAAGCACTATGAGTACAGCCGCTTGATCGAGGACATTGTTGAGGTACAAGCCCTGACGAGCCTGCGTTCTTTCTACACGGAAGATGCTGGTTACGCTTTGGCAAAGCGCATCGATACTGACCTGGTTCAGCTTGGACGCGCTTTCAACGGCGCTACCATTGGTACCAACGACTATGCCACCAGTGCTGCAAGCACTAAGGCATATATTGGCTCTGATGGCACCACTGCCTATAACAGCAGCAGCTCGAACGCTGCGGCACTGACTGATGCGGCTATCCGTCGCACCATCCAGCGTCTGGATGACAACGACATCCCTATGGATGGCCGTTTCTTCCTGATCCCGCCTTCGAGCCGCAACACCCTGATGGGTCTGGCCCGTTACACCGAGCAAGCATTCATCGGCAACGGTGATGCTATCCGCAACGGTGAAATCGGTCAGTTGTACGGTATCGCTGTGTTCGCTTCGTCCAACGCCGACACCGGCGCTGGTAACAGTGGCGCAGACCGTATCTGCCTGATGGGTCATCGTGACTCGATGGTCCTGGTTGAGCAGCTTGGCATTCGCTCGCAGACTCAGTACAAGCAAGAGTACCTTGGCACCCTGTTCACCGCAGACACGATCTACGGTGTGAAGGCTTTGCGTACCAATGCTACTGGTACTGCTGCTGACGCCTCCGCTGCTTTCGCCCTGGCTGTTCCGGCCTAATTGCAGTTGCCCCTCTCCCTACGGGGGGAGGGTCTTTTTTATAGGAGATCAAAATGGCTGCTGCTACCGCTGTTGTTTCCCGCCGGGGAAATGACCAATTCCGGGGCTTGTTCTCGGATACTTGGGATGTGTCTTGTACTCTTGATGCTGGCGCTGTAGGCGCTGGCGCTACGGATACGGATACGGTTACTGTTCCAGGTGTTGCGCTGGGCGATATGGTTATCGGTTTTTCTCATGGTGTTAGCGAGGCTGGTCTGGTAAAACGGGCCTATGTCTCTGCTGCTAACACAGTGACTATCGTTACCTATAACCCAACTGCTGGATCTGTGAATCTGTCATCTACCACGCTCCATCTTACGATTGGTCGTTCGGTGTAAAAAGACGGGGGGCCACAAGCCCCCTGTTTTTCATGGAGATCTTAAATGGCCACTTTTCGTTGTTTGGCAAGCGGTCAAACTGTGACCTTTACTTACACTCACGATATTGAGTCCATGAAGGGTCACTCTGGCTATGTTCGTATTGACGAACCAGAGCAAAAGGAAGAGCATCGAGCGTTGCCCATGACTCCTCCTGTGAAGAAATTGGGTCGTCCACCCAAAGTAAAGGCTAAAGCAAATGCCTAAAGGAATGTTTTCTGGAGCCGTGTGTCCCATTGCGACACAGGACGTCCACATCAATCTCAAGAACCGTAATCATGCTTTCAAAGAGTATGGTTATGGGCCTCCAAATCCAGACGAGCCAAACGATGCATTTTGGATGAAGAAGGCTAAGATGTACAACGCCCCCACTGAGGCGATCAAGGGGATGCGATGTGGCAACTGCGCCGCGTTCATTCAAACACCGAAAATGATGCAGTGCATCATAGGCGGCCTTGAGAAAGACGAGAATAAAGGTGAACTGTCATACGACGAGGAATTCGTAGCGGCAGCAGACCTTGGATACTGTGACTTGTTCCAATTCACTTGTGCAGCGGCCCGTACTTGTGATGCCTGGAAATCTGGTGGGCCTATTACTAAGGATTGATCATGAAAAAGATGGATACCTACAAGGACGCCAACGCAGCCGTGAAAGGCGCTAAAAAGCGTAAGGAGCCTACTATCACCTTTACGCTGGCGGCTTCAAAAGCCAAACCAGCTAAGAAGATGGCTAAAGGAGGTAAAAGCAAATGATGTACTCCAAAGTCCCCAAGACCAAGAAGCCTTCTAAGAAAATGGCTATGCCTGTGGCGATCATGGTTGCTGTTGGCAAATCTAAGCCGTTGCCCAAGCGCGGTCAACGTGCAATGACCAACAAGATGACTCGGGGCAAGAGATGAAGACCAAGGCCGAGAAGAAGGTCAGCAAGGTCATGCGCGAGTACAAAGCTGGTGGCCTGCACTCGGGCAAAGGAGGCCCGGTCGTCAAGAGCCGCAAGCAGGCCATAGCCATTGCCCTGTCGCAAGCTGGCAAGGCGAAGAAAAAATGAAAGCCAAAAGCAAAGTCAACCAAGCGGGCCTCTACACCAAGCCGACCATGCGAAAGGCTTTGTTTGAGAAGATTAAGGCCGGAACAAAGGGTGGTGATCCTGGTGAATGGAGCGCCCGCAAGGCCCAGCTGCTGGCCCGTGAGTACAAAGCCAAAGGGGGAGGTTACAAGTCATGAGTAAGAACGCGACACACTATCTTCCAAATGGCAAAGTCTATAAAGGCCCGATGCACAAGGAGGCAGGCGTTTTGATGACTGGCGAAAAGCATACGGCCAAAAGTCAAGTCCTTAAGCATACGCCGCCTAAAAAGGCCAAGAAATGAAAGACCCGCAGAAGTCGCTTCGGGATTGGACAGCGCAGAAATGGCGCACCAAGTCTGGTAAACCATCATCTAAAACAGGCGAGCGCTATCTTCCTGATGCGGCCATCAAGGCTTTAACGCCTGCTGAGTATGCAGCCACAACCAAGGCCAAACGGGCTGGAACAAAGGCGGGTAAGCAGTTTGTTAAACAGCCTGCGTCTGTGGCCAAAAAGACCGCGAGGTACAGATGAAAACACCAGCTTGGCAGCGTAAAGAGGGGCAGAACAAAAAAGGCGGCTTGAACGCCAAGGGCAGAGCGTCCTATAATGCGGCTACTGGGGGCAATCTAAAAGCTCCAGTGAAATCAGGCGACAACCCTAGACGGGCCTCCTTTCTAGCGCGAATGGGCAATATGCCTGGGCCTGAGTACAAGAATGGCGAACCGACTCGCCTTCTGTTATCCCTCCGAGCCTGGGGCGCATCGTCCAAATCGGATGCAAAAGCGAAAGCCAAAGCGATCTCGGCAAGGAACAAGAAATGAGACCTCTTTCGGTCGGCGTAAATCCAACGGCTGCGGTGCTTACCACGGTCTATACGGTGCCGACCGGGTACTACGCGAAGTTCACCGTGATGTACATCCATAACACGGGCGGCTCAACCAAACACATCACAGTGCAGTGGACAGACGCTAGCGCGAGCGCTACCTACGACATTCTGACGCAGTACAACTTGACTGCTAAAACGTATTTGCAGTTCGATGGTAATGCGTACATTGTGCTGGAAGAAGGCGACGCGATCAAGATAACCACCGAGTCTGGCAGTACGTTTAGTTTCATTGCAACCTTTGAAGAGATAGGATTGACACGGCAATGACCTACCTAGAACTCATCAATGACGTGCTGATCCGACTGCGAGAAACGACCGTAGCGACCAGCAACCAGACAACCTACTCGACGCTAATCGGCAAGTTCGTTAACGACGCCAAACGGCAGGTTGAGGACGCCTACGGCTGGAACGTGCTGGGCCAGACTGTGACAATCCCTACGGTGGCGGGCACCTACGTCTACTCTATGACGGGCGCAGGACAAAAGTTCCAAGTCATGGACGCGATCAACATCACCTCTAACGTCGGTCTGCGGAACATCAGTTTTGTGGAGATGAACCGCTTTCAGAATTTTGTACCCTCCATTAGCGGTATCCCCGAGTATTACAGCTTTGATGGTGTGGATGGCAACGGCGACACCAAGGTCGTGCTCTACGCGCGGCCCGATAACGTCTACACCCTTGCTTTTGCGCTGACTGTGCCCCAAGCCACGCTAACTTCTGATAGCACGTCGGTGCTTGTGCCTGATGTGTTGGTGGCGCAAAATGCCTATGCGCGGGCGCTGGTTGAGCGCGGCGAGGACGGCGGGTTGGCCTCATCTGAGGCATATCAGTTGTATCGGTCGATGCTGTCCGACTATATTGCGCTTGAAGGCACTCGGTATCCAGAGAACCAGGAGTTCGTTGCGATATGAGCCAAGTTCTTCAGACTGCCAGCATTTCAGCGCCAGATGAAGGAGCGGTCAAGCTATTGCATACGGCTTTGCTGTCTTGTTCGCAATGCAAGTTGTCTAAGCCATGCACAGATTTTCCAAAGGCAACTGGCAAATTTCGCGGATATGCATGGATCTGCAAGAAGTGCAAAAAACAAAAACTTTTGGCAAAAAAAACCAGTATGTCCAATGCTGACTGGCTGCTTCAAAACAGGAAATACTGGCTTAAATCACAATATAATTTATCATTAGATGCATACAACGCCCTACTGATAAATCAAAATCATAAGTGCGCCATTTGCTCCTGTGACGAGGCGGCTGCATTTAAGGGATTACTTTTTGTAGATCATTGTCATTCAACAAAAAAAGTTCGCGGTTTACTGTGTCATCATTGCAATACAGCTTTAGGGAAATTCAAAGATTCTTCTGAAATTTTATCTAAGGCTATAAAGTACTTGGAATCGCAATGAGCCAAATACTACAAACTTACGCAATATCAGCTCCTGGCTTTACTGGGTTGAATACGCAAGACTCGCCGCTTGATCTAGCGGCTGGCTTTGCTCTGGTGGCGACGAACAGCGTAATTGATCAATATGGCCGCATCGGGGCGCGTAAGGGCTGGTCGCGGGTCAACGCTTCGTCTGGCAATCTTGGGGCCAACAACGTCGGCGTCATCCATGAACTGGTGCAATCTGACGGAACGCTGACGATCTTGTTCGCTGGCAACAATAAGCTCTTTAAGCTCGACGGCTCAAACGCCGTGGTGGAATTGACCTACGGGGGAGGGGGTAGCGCACCAACGATCTCGGCCAACAATTGGTCGTGCGCCTCGCTCAACGGCATCACCTACTTTTTTCAAACCGGGCACGATCCGCTGATCTATGACCCGGCTGTCAGCACCACGACGTATCGCCGCGTCAGTGAGAAGACCGGCTATGTAGCTACGGTGCCAAGCGCCAACATTGCGCTGTCTGCCTTTGGCCGGCTATGGACGGCCAGCACTTCAACAGTCAAGAATACGGTTTACTTCTCTGATCTACTGGCCGGTCATGTCTGGTCTACCGGCACTGCCGGGTCGCTCAATGTAGACCGCGTTTGGCCCAACGGCCCAGACGAAATCCAAGGACTGGCCGCTCACAATGGTTTCTTGATCATCTTTGGCAAACGCCAGATTCTTGTTTATCAGGACGCCACTACGCCATCGACAATGCAATTGAGTGACACGGTGGGTGGCATTGGCTGTCTAGCGCGTGATTCAATTCAGACCACGGGCAAGGATGTGCTGTTCCTGTCGAACTCTGGCGTCAGGTCGTTTGCTCGGACGATTGTTGAAAAGTCAGCACCGCTTGGTGACTTGTCTAAAAACGTGCGGAACGATCTGATGGACATCGTGGGCAGCGAAACGCTGGCCAACATTAAGTCGGTCTATTCCGAGAAGGAAGCCTTTTACCTTCTGACGCTTCCAACCACCAAAGAAGTCTACTGTTTTGACACACGCGGCCAGTTGCAAGACGGCGCGTTTCGCGTCACCAAGTGGGACTCCATCGAACCGACAGCGTTGTTGTCCCGGCGTAACGGCGACGTACTCATTGGCAAGAATGGCTACATCGGCAAGTACGGCACCTATCAAGACCACACGACGGCGTATCGGTTCATGTACTACACGAACCATGCCGATCTGGGCAACGCCAACGTCACGTCCATCCTCAAGCGCTTGAAGGTGGTCGTCATTGGCGGCACGAACCAGTACGTCACGATGAAGTGGGGCTTTGACTTCAGTACCAACTATCAGTCGGACAATGCGCTGATACCTTCTCAGGGCGTATATGAGTATGGCATAGCTGAGTACAACATTGCCGAATATTCTGACGGCGTTGCATTGCAAACGCTTTCTGTTTCGGCCAGCGGCAGCGGTAAAATCGTCCAGACTGGCTATGAGTCCAACATCAACGGCGCGGGGCTGTCGATCCAACGTATTGAAATCCAATCGAAAGATGGGAAGATGACGTAAGTCTCAAGGAGAATATTTTGTCGAACTACGTTCAGAGCACTAATTTCGCCACCAAAGACGCGCTGCCATCTGGCGATCCGCTCAAGATCGTCAAGGGCACGGAGATCAACACCGAGTTTGCCAACATTGCTATTGCGGTGGCAACCAAGGCCGACACCACGTCTCCCACGATCACTTCGCCCACATTGGTCACACCAGCGCTTGGGACACCTACATCTGGTGTGCTGACCAATTGCACTGGTCTGCCGATGACGACTGGCGTTACTGGGGTTTTGCCGATTGCAAACGGCGGCACGAACGCTTCTTCGGCGGCCAATGCGCGTACCAGTCTGGGGTTGGCTATCGGCACGAATGTGCAGGCTTATAGTTCCAATTTAACCGGATTTGCTGCCAAGACCGCGCCCACTGGCGACGTTGTAGGAACAACGGACACTCAGTCCTTGACCAACAAGACGCTGGGGTCTGGTTTGGTGATGGGCGTCAGCGTCATTACGTCTGGCACCGCACAAGCGACAACTTCAGGCACTAGCGCGGATTTTACCGGCATCCCTTCTTGGGTTAAACGCATCACAGTGATGCTCAGAGGCGTTAGTGTTAGTGGTATATCAAGCCTACAAATTCAAATTGGATCGGGAAGTTTTACTACCTCTGGGTATTTGTCGGCTGGCGCAAATGTTGGTAATGGTGGTTCAACAGACGTTTCTAATAGCACATCAGGATTTGTTTTGTCTAGCCAAAATCTTTCTACGACTGTAATGCACGGCAATGTTGTAATTTGCAACCAGTCTGGGAATGTATGGACGTCAAGTGGTGTTTTGGGCAGAAGTGATGCAGCCGCAATTCTTTGGTCTGCTGGTAGTTTGTCTTTATCAGGGGTCCTAGACCGACTGCGCCTAACTACAGTCAATGGCACTGACACCTTTGACGCCGGTTCCGTCAACATCCTATACGAGTGATGATTACCCACCACTTCAGCGACGGTCTGTACGCCAAGGAGATGCGAGTCCCTGCTGGCGTAGCCATCCTGAAGCACACGCATGACTTTAACCACCTATCGATTCTGGCCAAGGGTAAGGTGGCGGTGCTGATGGGCGATGAGATTGAGATCATCAGCGCCCCGGCGTGTATAGAGATTAAGGCTGGCCTGACGCACGGCGTCAAGGCCATAGACGATTGTGTTTGGTTTTGTGTCCACGCTACCGACGAGAAAGACCCGTCGAAAGTGGATAATGTTTTGATGGGGGTTTGATATGCCTATAACCGCAGCACTTATTGGGGGCGGCGCGTCGTTGCTTGGTGGCCTGATGGGTGGCAGTTCTGCTCGCCGCGCTGCTGAAGCACAATCCCGCGCTACGATTGAGGCGGCGCGTATTGCTGCTGAAGAGGCGCGGTTTCGGCCAGTAGGCGTTACAACGCGCTTTGGGTCATCGCAGTTCACTACCAGTCCTGAAGGCCGCGTTACAGGCGCAGGATATGAATTGTCCCCGGAATTAAAGGCTTATCAGGATCGTCTGATGGCCCTAACAGGCACGGGGCTGACGCAAGCCGAAGCTGGTCAAGAGATGTTCCAGCCCTTGTTTGGTGCTGGGAAAAATTTGTTTGGCCTGGGCCAGCAGTATCTTGCTCAATCGCCCGAGCAGGCCGCGCAGCAGTACATGGCTCGGCAGCAGGACTTGCTGGCCCCCAGCCGTGAGCGTCAGTTTGCCGGACTGCAAAATCGTCTTTTCCAAACAGGCCGTGGTGGTCTTGCTGTTGGTGCCACTGGTGAGCGTCCTAGCGGCGCGGCTGGCCTTGGTGCAGCGTCGCCTGAGATGGAGGCGTACTACAACGCTATTGCTCAACAAGACGCTGAGTTGGCTGCCCGTGCTCAACAAGCTGGCATGGAGCAGACTAAATTTGGCGCTGGTCTGTTTGACGTTGGGGCGGGTCTAATTGGCCGTGGCTATTCAGGCCAGGTGGGCGCTTTGGCGCCTTACGAGGCTTATCTTGGCGGCGCGAAGGGGCTTGAAGCGCTCGGTCAGCAACCATTGGAACTTGGAATCAATGTTGGCGCTAAGGGCATGAGTCCAAGTGCGTCAAACGCGCTACTTACTGGTGGACTTGAGTCGGCTCGTGCTATGGCTGCGGCCAATGCATACGACCCGTTTGCAGACTTTCTAGGTGGCTTCAGCCGCAATCCAGCATTGGTCAACAGTGCTGCTAGCTTGTTCGGTAATCGAGCGCCAACGCTAGATTACAGTTCGCCAATTTACGGCGGGTATTCGCTGAACCAACTTCAAAACTTGCCGCCAATTTAAGAGGTCTATCATGGCAACAGAAATCGTAGGCTCCTTGTTCGGCGTAACGCCGGAGATGTTCCAGCAGCGTCAGGCTGAGATGGCTGATCGTCAGGCTCTAGAGTACGCTCAGTTGAGTCCTTTGCAGCGGGCTAGTTTCAACCTTGCTCGTGGTGGCTATCAGCTTGCTGGCGCGTTGGGCGGTGCCTTGGGTGCTCAAGACCCTCAGTTGCAGTTGATCAGCCAGAGGAACGCTATCGCACGGCAAATTGATTACAACAACCCCGCGTCGATTATGGAAGGCCAACGCCTGTTAGCGCGTGTGGGGGATACGGTCGGGGCGCTACAGTTGGCTAACGTCGCCCGCGATCTGGAGTACAAGCAGGCGCAGACGACTCAAAGTCTGGCGGCGGCAGGCGCGTCTCGGGCGCAAGCTGCGAAAAGTCAAGCGGAAATCGATGAGATCAATCGTCAACAAAAGGCTTTTGCTCTATTGACTGGCGAAAGGCCGGCAGAAGCTGCTGTACCGGCTGCTGTACCGGCTGCTGTACCGGCTGCTGCTGCTGCGCCAGAAGCACAGCCTCTATATTCAATCAATGAGCAAAGTTTGGCAGGTTTGCCCGATGATGTCCAAAACTCAATTCGAGCAAAACTGGAAGATGCGGCGCGATTGCGTGCTGACACAACAGACCCACAAAGCTCAAGAGCAGCTCTCCGTCTTAGACAAGCTGCGTTGCTTGAAGAACAAGCCACACGGCTTTTGGTGGCGAATAGGCCAGGCATGGAAATTACTGGCGGACCAGATAGAGATGCGATTGCTCAACAAAAATTTAACACCCCGTATTACTATGCGCTTGGAGAAAATCAGAGGGCGGCCGTTGATAGAGAATTTGACCTTGCGCGTGACAAAGCACAGCTTGCACAAGCCAAGCAAAGTTTGGGCTTTCAATTTGCCCCTACCGCTGCTGCCGCCGCTCCCGCTGCTGCGCCTGCCGCTGTTGTTCCTGCTGCCCCTGCCGCTGCCCCTGCCGCTGCGCCTGCTGCTGCTTCAACGCGGGCTTCAATCAGTCAACAGATCGCCGAGTTAGAAAATCGGCGCGGGCAGATGCTGGCGCTGACAAAAGTACCCGCCGCCAAGGCCGAGGCCGATTTGCTTGGAGATCGAATCAAAGACTTGCGCGAGCAACTTAAACCAACTGAGATTGCTAAACTTGAGCGCGAGATTGACCAATTCCGCGCTGATGGCGCTTCTGATACCGATCCTCGCATCAAAACTCGTCTGGACAAGATTGCTAAACTCTCTACCCCAACTTCAGAGCGTTTTGGCACCGACAGAGAAGCTGTTTCGCTGGAGGTCTACGATAAGCCTTTCTCGCAACTCACTCAAGCGCAGCGCGCCGCCGTCAATAAACGGGTTGAAGAAGAGCAAGGAAGAAAAGCCGAAAAAGGCGCAGCTAAGTTTACGCTGCCTGGTGCTGATAAGCTGGCCGACATCCCTGCATTCCGCGCGTCTGTACAGCGCACGATTGAGCCGCAACTCAAGTCCATTACCGCTGCTGATCAAGCGCTGACCGCAATCAACGATTCCTTGGCGACAGGCAACTTCGCTTCATATCGTGCCGCCCAGGTGCAGTTTGCCCGAGCAATTGCGGGCGCTGGCGATCTGAGCCAGAAAGAACTGAAGGCGGCGGGTGCTGATCCATCGTTGCTTGGTGGAGCGGCAGATGTCATCTCTACTGCATTTACATCAACTCCCAGTGAAGATACGCAAAAGAAGATTCGCAGTACGCTAAGAGCTATCATTACTGTGTCTAGAAAGCAAGCAAAAGATGAGGTCGATCAACAGCGTAAGATTGCGCTGCGCTCGCCGGGGTACAACGCAGACGCCGTCAATGAGGCGCTGAGGTTTCCGCAGTTGGAAGGCGGTACTGTTCCTACACCGGCAGTCACGGGCGGCGATCTAGCAGCAGCAGCGGCAGCCGAATTGGCGCGTCGCAGAGGAGGTAAGTAATGGCCGTTGACCTGAGCAAACTCTCCGACGCTGAACTCCAGGCGATTGCGTCTGGCAACATGGCGTCGCTGTCCGACGAGACGCTACAGATGCTCGCGGGCGTTGAAGAGACACGGCCGCCGTCCACAGCCGCTGTCGCTGCCGAGGCGGCGCGCAAGGGTGTGGCCGGCCTGCCCAGCTTCTTGGCCGGCGCGGGCGCGCTGATCGGCGAGAGCGCCTTGGGGCGCGGTCTGCCTGAGTTGTTCATGCCCAGCGCCCAACCGACTGGCCGAGCACCTACGCAGGCGTTTATGCAAGCACAGCAGCCTGTTCAACAAGCAATTATGGAGAGGCTTGGAACAACTGGTGTAAAACCTGTTACTACTGGTCAAAAGCTGTTTTCTGCCGGTGTTGAGGCTGTTACGTCACCCGAGTCGTATGTATTCCCGCCGCTGGCCGCCATTCGCCGCATGGGTCTGCTTGGCCAAGCCGTGGCGCGCCCTGCTGAACAAGCTGTGGTCGGAACTGGTGCAGAAGCTGGCGGCATGGCTGGCGAATACGCTGGCGAGAAAATGGGTGCTCCTACGACCGGTCGTATTGTCGGCGGTCTGCTTGGCGGTGGCGGCACCGCGTTCGTTGCGGGGCAGGTCGGCCGGCAAGGCGCGCTCGTTGGAAAAGGCTTTGACTTGCTCAAAGACCAATGGCAGAAGGTAAGCCGGACAGTGCCGGAAGATGAGCTGATGAAAGATGTGGACCGCCGCATCACCAATATCTTCAACGCGGCTATGGATGCTGACCCAAACATAGCCAAGCTGATTAGAGAAGCCGTTGCCGCGCAAGAAGGCATATCGCTTAAGGCGCCCGGCGCGCCAGAAGTCAAGCTGCCGCTGTCAGCCATCTTAGCCAACAATCCTGTGATTGACGCGCAGGTTCGCAAGCTGGCAGGCGAAAACGAGGTGTTCAGGACGCAATACGGCGCGCAGTACGACGCGGCCAAGCAGGCGTTGGCGCAGAACCAGATCCGGCTGTTTGGTGATCCGTCCAAAGCAGTGGTCAAAGCCACCGCCCCCGATTTTAGCAAAACGCAAGCAATGCTGGTTAAATCGCTTGACGAGCAGATCGCCAACGCCTATCAAGGGCAGTCGATAGACCCCAACGCGTTCGGTCAGCGCGTATCCGATTTGGTCGCTCGCAAAGAGAAGGCGGCCTACGCTGAAGTTAAACCGTTGTATACCGAGGCGTTCGACATCGCCAAGGCCAAGAACTTAGAGTTGCCAGCGGCGTCGGTCGATGACATTTACAACTTTGTAGTAAATGAACGCACGGCAGATATTTTTAAAAACTTTCCAGAAATATACAAAAAAGTTACTCAACGGTTTAAACCCGTTACTACTGAACCCAGCCCTATTCTGACTTCAGAAGGCGTGTCAATTCGTCCAGGCGGCAAATCTTTTTACGCGGCCACCGTTGAAGATTTGGACTCCCTTAAACGCGAAATCAATGCAAGTCTTCGCGCCAGCCGCGACGAAAACAACATCCGTCTGTTGTCTGAGTTAAAGTCCCGCGTGGGCGGCCACATTGACAGCCTTGACCCTGATTTTGTCACGGCGTATCGCAACGCTGACAAAGCGTACCTCCAGAAAGTCGGTCTGCCGTTCGACACTGCTACGCTGGCAGCCATTGACCGTAAGAAGTTCGTCGAGCAGATCGCGCCTGTAATCATTGGCAACAAGTCTCAAGTGCTGGACTTCATTAACGCGACGGGTGATCAGGGAACAAAATTGGTACGTGATGCGTTCACAGATGCTTTCACCACAGCCGCGCTTAAGGATGGCATGCTCGATCCAAAGGCTGCGGCCAAGTGGATCAAGAAGAACGAAGGCGGCGTTTCCTTGGTGCCCGGCTTGCGCGAGGAGTTGGACAGCGCTACACGAAACGTGCAGCAACTGATCGACAAGCGGGCGCAACTTAACGCTGACTTTCAGCGCGTGGCCGGAGAACAGATCCTGAGCAAAGAAGGCGTGCGAGGCCCGCAAGAGTTGGTCAACAGGATGTACGGAGACATAAATTTCACCAACCGATTTATGACGCAGTACCGTACAGATAAGGACTCGGTCGGCGCCGCCCGCGCTTTCATGCTGGATGACATCATCAAGTCTAATGACCCTGTTGGGATGCTCTCTGACCGCAATCGTGCTGCTGTGTTCAACCGCGTGTTTGGCCCCAAATACTCGCAAATAGTGCGGGATTTCGCGGTTGCCTCCGGCCGAATGAAGGTGGACCCTACTCAAGTCGCGTTTAGGGTTGAGACGGTGCCGAAAACAGTGATTGAGGATATTACGGGGACGCCGCCGCAGCAAATCATCTCAAGATTTTTGAACCCTGTGTCCGGCCCGCTGTACGCTATCACGACGTCGATAAGTAAGTTCTGGGCTAAACAAGCCTCTGAAGCTACAGAGCGAAAGTTGATCAATTTGTTGAGTGACCCAGCAGAAGCTGTTAAGTTCATGTCCACGCTTGAGAAGGCCAAAAAATCCATGTCGCCTGGAGACATCGAGAATCTTGCCCGTATCGGCGCGAAATACGGCATCGACTGGGTCAAAGACGCGGCCAACGACATCATGTCTGGCGCAGCGCGCGGCGCGGTTCAGCAACCACAGGAGTAACCAATGCTATCTCTAATTTCTACTCTCGGCGGGCTGCTGATCAGCGGCTTGCCCAAGCTGCTAGAGTACTTCCAGAACAAAGCCGATCAGAAGCATGAACTTGCTCTGGCCAAGATACAGACGGAGAAAGAACTGCAACTGGCCGCACAAGGCTTTGCTGCACAGCAAAAGATTGAGGAAATCCGCACCGATCAGGTGATGATGCAGACCGAGGCGCAGATGACCGAAGCGGCGCTCAAGCACGACGAGAAGGTGCTGGAAAAAGCGTCTCAGTGGGTTGCCAGTTACGTTGGCACTGTGCGCCCGACCGTGACGTACATCTTCGTGCTGGAGTTGGTCGTAATCAACTTTTTCATGGCGCTGTATGTCTGGCATCACCCTGAGTTGATTAAGAGCGTGGACGACATCATCAAGTATTCCGACCTGATCTTCTCCAGCGACGAGATGGCTATGCTTGGCGGCATCATCGGTTACTGGTTCGGCTCTCGCGGTAATTCCAAGAAATGAAGACCAGCGACAAAGGCATCGAGCTGATGCACAAGTTTGAGGGGTTTAGAGATAAGCCCTATCAGTGCAGCGCCCACAT